AGTATCAAAGATTGCATATGATGTGGATGCAAGTGGTGAGAAGAACTCTAAAATATTATCAGTTTGAGTATCTGTATTTGTAATATCAACAACATCTGCGCGATGAGGTGAAATTACGGCAACACAGTCTTTTCTTGAATTTGCTATTGAAATCAGTTGATTTGCTTTTGCTTGAGATTCAAATTTGTTTCCTAATCCAGGACCCATGATTAAGTAATCAACAGCAATTTCATCTCTATTTGAGAATAAGTTATATGAGGTGAATAAATCACCTAAAGTAGCAGTCATTCCACCAGAATTGGAATAATCTTTACCACCGCTTAGATTATAAGTTACGTTACCTAAAGCACTATAAGTTCTATCTTGTGCGTCTAGGTTCCATAAACCCTGTGCAGTTGTATTTGCAGTAAATCCAGAACTAAATCCAGTTGGAACTACATCTTCATTTGCATTTAAGTCGTCCGATGGATTATCTCCAACATAAACATACTTGGAGAATATTGCGACAGCATTTTTCCACCAAATCTTTTGTGGTGAATTGACTGCAGAAATAGCATCAGTTGCTTTAGATAAACCAATCCATTTCTCTAGCAGATTTCCTTGAATTCCAGTTACAGAACCAGTGTCATCTACCACTACAACGTGAATTTCATCACTTCTTCCATTTCTATCATTAACATACTGAGAAGTTCCTGGTTTTGGTGCAATTGATCTCCAGAAAATACTTGTGTTGGTAAGATTTAAAGTTTGCTGATCATACCAATCAAGAATTGGATTTGTACCAGTGTTAATAGTTACTGAAGTACTAGCAATACCAGCATTGGTTATTAAATTGACTAATAAGTTTCCGCCAGATGTAGATGCCTTAAAGGATCTTAACTGGGTCATTTGTGCATAATCTACTTTAGTTTCAACTCCTGCAGTGCTTACAACAGAAGTAACTTTAACATCTAAAGTGCTTGCACCAACTCCAGTTACGATACCTTTCAGGTATCCATTGAATACAGAAGTTGTTCCTACACCTGCAGAAGGAACATTGGTGAGAGTAGTGGTTACTGCATAACCTACTTGAGCCATGCTAGTGGCAGCAGATCCAACATAAAGAGTTTGGTCTGCTTTATCGTCAATAACACATACTTTTAAGTTGTTTGCCCAGGAACCTGGACTCTTAGCGGCAAAAATGTAATTTGCAATATCATCGGCATAATTTGCCTCATAATCATCAAAATTCTTGATCTTGAGTGTTGGTTCGCCTGCAGTAGATACTCCAGCAGAGTTTCTAATTGCATTGGCATTTACCAGGTTGCTTCCATCGGTTCTTACTACTTTAAGAACTCCGCCATATGAAAGGAATGAAGACGCACTCATCCAATACTCATACTGAGCATCAGTTGAGATTGGCTTACCAAACACATTGATTAGTTCGTTTTCTGTAGTGATGTCAATAGGATCATCTACAGGTCCAATTGCAAAAGGTCCAGCAATTGCACCAATATTGTCTAATACATTATCAGCTCTTCCTACAGTTAAATCAACCTCTCTGACTAGTACACCAGGAGATAATTGAGGAGTCGCCATGTTTTTCTCCGTAAAGTCTCAGTTTATCTAAAAAATATTTATTAAAAACTATATTTACGTAGGGGAAACATGACGCGAATCACCAGTCAGGATATTCCCACATAAGGTAGGGTAGGTTCATTTTTTTGGAATCTTTAATTCTTTGTATAGTACATTCTTTGCACTCGTAAGAATAAGAAGATGCTACTGCTCCACGGTCTTTACGAGTTCTATAAAAATCACCAATTAAATTTTTAACGTCTCCGCACACCCGACATTTTCTATCGGTAAGAAATAAATGACTTAATCCTATTTGCTTATCTATTTCCATCTATTAAATTACATGTATTCCCACATATATGCCCGATCACCATATTCATCTAAATACCACCTATCACCTTCCGGATCAACAAAACTACTCTCATCTAATCCATCTGAAATAAATCCAAATGGAGACATATCTTGTTCGATTTGATTTTTTTGTTCTTCATATAGTCTTTTCCTAACATCCTGATCAGTGAGTTCTTTGAAATAGTCTTGTGCGACTAACCAAGCATAAATGACCAAGCACATTGCCAAGTCATCATTACAACCTTCTTCTGCTTCAAATGAGTTATGCTTTTGAATAAAGGTGGTTAACTCGGAGATTATTTCATAATCATTTAAATATAACTTGTCCTCTTCAATCATTGTCTTTAAATTAAGACAACCAATTTTCTTTACCGTTTTGGACATCTTAACTCCAAGTTGAGTTTTCTTCCCAGAAAATCCTTGTCCAACTATTTGACCTGCTCTACCTCTCATTGAGCACATCAATAAATTATTATATTCTAAGTCATACTGGAGGATGCTAGCAACTTGATCTCCAACATCGTTTACTTCACATAAAATATATGCACTATTATATGCAGTAGCAGCTTCATGAATAATGCTTGGGAAAAGCATTGGTTTTATTTCATTATTTCTATACTTTGCAACAACTCTATGAGGAAACTGAGTTATATCAACGATAGCAAATGCAGAATAATCGTTTCCTACACCCCTAGCAACATCCACTGTTATTAGATAATCATGATTTTCTTCGGGCTCTGCATAAACATCTAATCCAGCACTTCGAGTCTTTGGGTGATCATAAACTAAGTTTCTAAGTTTACTTGGTGCAATCAGTGTATCTACAGAACCTAAAAATTCACATTCAAATTCTACCTTAAACTGTTGCTCTGAAGTGTTAGCAATAGTTTGCTTTTTCCAATCTTCATCTCTTCCGGGAACTTCACTCCAGTGAACATCAGTGAAAATATATTCGTTTTTACCTTTTTCTGCATCATGCCACATTCGGTAGAAATGATTCATACCGTGGGGCGTGGATACAATAATTACCTTAGTTTGTTTACCTGAAGTAATCGTCGGATAAACTGATGCAAAGAATGAGTCTGCAATGTGGTTCGGAACGAAAGCAAATTCGTCCAAAAATAAGATATTGAATGACATACCACGAACTGCAGAAGCAGAAGTAGAAGCAGCCAAGATTTTACTTCCGTTTTCCAATTCCAAGGAACCTTTGTTCCAAGAAATAATTCCTTGTTGCATCCACTTTGGTAAGTTTTCATATGCAGTTTGAAGACGGTCTAATAGTTCCCTAGCGGTAGCAGCCTTGTTTGCAAGAATACCAATATTTACATTGTCATTGAACACTGCATAATGAAGCAAAAAAGATACCACAGTCGTAGACTTTCCAGTCTGACGAGGCATCTTACAAATATTAAATCTATTCTCATGAAATCGCCTTACAAGTTTTTCCTGAAAAGGATACATCTGAAAGGATTGTAATCCATGATCTAGAGTAACAATTTTTACATAATTTTTGGCAAAATAAACCGGATCATCTTTACACTTAACAAATTCTAAAATTTGATCCTGTGTAAATTCAATCGGAGTATTCGCCTTCTTCAGTAAAGGATTACCCAGATAAACATCATTTGGCATAATAAAAACCTACTTATTAGTTACAATTCCAACGACGAAGTGCTTTGTTAATGTTGCTATCAGGATCTCTAGCAGTTTCTGATGAAGTAAGTTTAGACTTCATCCCTTTCATCCTCTGGCAAAATGAAGCACGACGCTTTGCTCTTTTTCCCTCTGGATTCTTTTCAGTTACTGCAGTTTTAAGTTTTGAACCTGGATTTTCTCTGCGATATGCATCAACTGCTTTTTGACTTAATCCTGCAGTTTTATCCTGACGATTTACTTTTTGCCAGTCTTCATCTATCTCAACCTCCTCTCCCATTGGTTTTACATATGCTTTGCTTGGTCCTGGTTTTGCTGAACTTCCTCCCTGAGGACCAAAAGATTGAATAAGAGGTTGTCCTGGACTTAGTTCTGATACTGAATGATAAACAACTCTAGATCCTGGATAAACTTTCTGGATCTCATCATTTATTTCCGTTCTACTTGGTAACTTAATCTGAGGGAAGAACATCTTAAGTGAATAATATTTTCCTCTCCACTGAAGAGTTACCATAACCACATTTCCAGTTTGAGACTGAATTCTTGTTGCCTCTTCTATTTTAGTTCCTTGAATTGGATCAGGTTTAATTAGATCTACTATCTCTACGAAAGTATTGCCATCAGCATCTTCGATAGTCACATCTTCTGCTTTTACACATCTATTATATTTCTTACCAAATAATTTTTGAGTACCTTTCTTCTTATAACCAGGCCAGCACTTCATTTCATCCATAATCTTATCAACTATCTTTTCTTCCTTCATCTCTCCACTATCAATATAATCTGCAGCAGTGTCAATATAATCTGCTGCCTTAGTAATTTTTGACTGTACCCATGCTTCAAGATCACCCTCACCAGTTTTAACTTTTGATTTGAGGCGTTTTACTGCAGATGCAATGGTTTCTAACTCAGACCTTGCCATTGAGTACTCTTCGTCTTTGATGGAGACTTTATCCCATGTTTTTTCTCCATAAGAGCACTCAGATCTAGTTTCTCTTTTATCACATAATGGACAGTATCTTTGCTCTTCAACTGCTTCTGATTTATTTCCCCAGTTATCAGCACCAACTTTGCGGCACTTAACCAAAGCACCAGAAGCATATGCACTTGGCCAAACACTATAACGAGACTTTACTTTATTATAACATGCATCTTTTTTACCGCTACCTTTACCTGGTTTATCTTTTGCTTCTTGTATGTTCATTTCTTCTTTCATTTTCTTTTTAGGTGAATCGGTAGAAACATATGTTGGTTTAGCAGCTCCTGTTTTCTGTTGCTGTCCAGGATCTGCTTCTTTTTTTCTTCTGGATGCCGAAAGTCTCTCTGCCTTCGTCATACTTTCTCTTTTTGCTGAAGAGACGCACTTAGGTGTTCCCTCTCCAGGTTCATCACTTGCACATGTACCACCAGTCACTACATTTACCCACCCAGATTTACCATCCTTTGATTTTGATTTACCAAACCAATCACGAAGACCCTCTTCAGTAACATCTTTAAATTTTTTGTGATGCTTCTTAGCATCCGCTTCCATTTTTTTAAGACGGGTATAATAATCTGGAATTTCATCTAAATGCTGAAGAGCAATGTCTCTAGCCAGATTATGGTCTTGAGTATGTTCATGTTCAATTGGTTCGCCCATATCAAGTTGCTTCTGTATAAAAGAAACATCAAGACGATGCTTCTTTGCTATCTGTTCAACTGTTTTGTGCGACTTAAGTTTAGGCATCATTCAATCGGTTTTGATTTAGTCTCTTCACCTTTTGCTCTCTTTCTCCTACCTGCACAGTGTGCTTTTTGAGAAAATCCTTTTGGGTTTGAGCAATCAATACTCTTTTTATATTTATTAGTCCAATCTTCTTGAAACTGCTTAAACGTTTTCATTTTCCGTTTGCTGTTTTAAAAATTTTGCAAGATCTGATGTAGATCCAACAAATAGTGCATTGTTGACTGTTGTTGGACCTTTTGGTTTATCTTCTTCAACGTCTTTTAATATCTTATGAACTAAAAGTATTTTATCGGCAATTTCACCTGTACTTTTAATTAATTGTCCTGCCACTTCATATGCGCGAGGCATATCACTTTCCTGGGCAAGTTCAAGAATTCCGTTAAGTGCTTCTTGACTTTTCTCCATTAGAGAATACAAATTTCCCCTTGCATACTCATAGTCTTTTTCAACGTCTGTTTTTTGATCTTTTTTAGTTTCTTCAATCTTTTCCAAATCAGTCTCTATTTTGGACAATTCGGAAGAAATCGTTTCACTTTGAACATTAAAGACTTCATTTAACTTTTCAAATTTTTTAGGCATATATTTTAACTAAAAGAAATTCCAAAACCAAAATCGTCTCCAAATTCAATCAGATCATTATCACTTTCGGTAATTAGTTTAACCTGGGTTCCGGAAACGTGAATAGAAATAGGTGTTCCATAAGATCCTCTATTCACAGTTAAAACATTACCAGTTTTCTTAGTTACTTGCAATGTTTCATTATCAATGGTGATGTAACTATTTAACGTAATTGAAGATGCGTTATCTACAGTAATGGTATTATCATGCAATTCAATATCATCAGTAATTGTTCCAACTGCATTATTAGTATAACTCTGGGTTGCAACTGGCTCTGCACTATAAGTAAGATCTCTTGTGGTAGATTTTGTATCCCCAGAGATAAATCCAAGAGAAACCTTTTTAATGATATCGTCGGATGCAGAAGAAATAGGTCCAAAGAAGTAATTCTTGACTGTAAATCTTAAAGTATAAATCAGTGCTCTTCTGTTGGTATAGTCTCCCTCATAATTATCCGACATTGAGATGTTATTTAAAGTTACGGGAACATCTCTCTTTTCACCAATACTACTTAATAAATTAAGGGACAGTGTATATGATGGGCCAAAGTAAGGAAGTATTTGTTCTATAATTTGAAGCATATCATCATCTAGTTTAGTCATAATGCTCAGTTCAAAGTCCATATTATATGGGACAGGCATATATGACTTTCGAATATCAGTTCCATCAGTTACTGAAGGACTTACAAAAGTTTGAGTGGATGTTACTTTTCTAGTTGGATCATAACTTAATCCAACAAATTCAAAAGACATCCTGGGTAAAGTTATCTGAACTGGTTTGTTCAGATTTGGTTGTTGTTCTATACGAGCAAGAAACTTTTGAATAGGTCCATATGCAATAGGAACCTTTATCAAAGAAACAACTTCACCAGTATCTTTCTTATGCTTAATGGTTATATTATTGAAAAGAGTTCCAAATCCAATAATGGTTTTTCTTAAAATTTCGTGATAAAAATATTCAAACATATCTATAGTTTCTTATTAGTATTATTTAACTATTTAAGGAATTCCAAAAGGATTTTCCTCACTAAAGTCTACAATTAAATCACCTTCGGTCTCTATTTGCAGATTATCGGCAAACCTATCCTTAGTATCTCCTCCAGAATAAGCTTCATCTAAATTCTTAGTAGATCCTAAATTATCTGTGTATGGTTTTCTTAATGAGTATTGAGCGCCTGAACTCTGTCCAATGATTGTCTCTCCGGCGTTAAATGCTCCTGTTATATTAGATACTTCAAGAATTTTGGTAATAGCATTCCAACTCTTAACTCTTGCTTTAGTGCTAGATGCACTTCCAACCACTACTTCGTTATATGTATAAGTTCCAAAACCAACGTAGATATTTGGAGATGCAATTGTAATCGTTGGCGCTACAGTATATCCAAGACCAGCATTTCTTATTCTTATCTGCGTTACTTCACCTGAAGAATTAATTTCTGCATATCCAACTGCAGTTTCTGATGATATGCCTACGAAAGTCACTGTAGGTGAACTTGTGTATCCTCCACCGCCATTTGTAAGTGTGACTATTCCTACAAGTCCATTTCCTATTGAAGTTATTCCAGTCGCACCAGATCCACCGCCACCAATAAATGCTACCTTTGGTGCTACAGTGTATCCAGATCCTGGATTTGTAAGTTCAACACCCTGAACTCTATATTTTGTTTCGTCAGGGCCACAGATATCTACGATACCACTTAATAACGTAGCAATACCAACTGCAGTAACTCCTCCAGATGGTGCTGTGGAGAATGCTACGTTTGGTGCTGAGGTATAATTATTTCCTCTATTTGTGATTGTAACATAACGAACACCACCATTTACAACACCAGTAATAGCAGTAGCAGTTGTTCCAATGCCGATTAGTTGTAAGGTTTGAATATTTGCGTCTTGAGCAACGTTATCGTCAATATAGTCAACACCAGTATCAATAACTTCATCCTCATAACGAAAGAGTTCACATCTCAGTTCATATGTGTATAGTCCTTGGAGTTGATAAAATGGTTTTTCATGTTCGACATACTTTATTTCAAACAAACGGTCTCCTAACGGAAAGTAAATTAAATCACCCTCTTTAGGTCTCTTGGAAAGTTTAACGTCAGGATAATTTTCAATAAGTGGTTGAATATAATTTTCCCATCTTTCTTTGGATATAATAATGGTTAAATCATCCAACTCTTGAACACCAAACTTTGATAATAAAGTTCCCTGCCCACCGTAACCTTCATAAGTATCCACATATGCTTCTATTGGAAAAGCACCTTTGAATTCTGATTCAATAACTTCTTTTATAATGGTCTTTTCAGTGACATATTGGCGAGGTAAATAATGAACTTCAACTCCATACATTCTGAGTTGCTCATTAATCAAGTCTTGAATAAGACCCTGCTCAGATTTAGACCCTTGGAGAAAAAATGGATTTAGCATATATTTTATCCAATCATGTCTAATGGGGGAAGTTCATAAGTGCTAGACATTTTCTCCATTAGAATATCAATTTCTCTTTGAGCGTCATCATACATTTGTCTGCCATTTAGTTCAACACCACCTGGAAGTTTAACACCAGTAAATTTCATCATATTCTGACCCCATTGCCTCTTGATTAAGGAAGTCAAGTACGGTTTGAGGAAAGAATCATTCCAAACTCTTGAGTAATCATTAGGGTCCAAAGTTGAATAACAATCAATAACAAAAAATTGATCTTTACTTACTGAACCCCAGTCTATATCTAAGTATAACCTATCCTGTCTCTTATTGAATCTTATCTGCTTTTGTGTATTAAGTAAGAAATCTAAGTCTTCTAGATATGTCTTAACCATCGCATAACTGAGAAGTTCTGTTGCTCCCCAGTAGTAAACATCGTTTAAAAACAACTGATACTTTACACTAAACATATTATGAGTAATGGTGTTAGCACCATCAAAAGTAAAAATCTTATTTACACCAATTACATTTGGTGGTA